AGTTGTGCTATTGTCAACCTCTATTACATCCGAGATCTCGCAATCCAGGACCTGACAGATCTTGTCAATATGCTTCAGCTCAACGTACTGATCCTTCCCCATTCTCGCTAAGGTGCCACTGCTGAACCCTGCCATCTCTCGCAGCTCCGTCTTTTTTATGCCCTTTTCGATTAGTGTTTTCCAGAGAGGCTTATACGTTATCATTTTCAATCACCTCCCCGTATTTTTCTAAGTAGCATTTTTCACTGTCAAAAAGTATCCAATATAATTCCTTTCCTTTTTGAGCTATATTAACCGCCTTTACCTTATACCCGTTTTCCTCCAGGTACGAATGATATCCCTTAATCCTTCTCTCTGCATCCGGAGTTATTGCATCCCATAAAGGATAAGATTTTGGTGCTCCTTTGATATAACGAATTTTTGGTATATACATTTTATCTCCTCCTTCTCTTTTTTATAGAATACAAATATTTTCTATAATTGTCAATATTTCTTCTAACTTATTAAATATTTTTTCTAACTTTTTTTATTTTTTCTATTGACACTCGTTGTCCATATGTTAATATACAACCACAGAAACAAGAACATACATTCGTAGACGGCGAATGAATAAGGAGGAAGCATTATGTCAGAACTTTTAAAAAAGCAAAAATTTGGAGTTGAAGTAGAATTCACCGGTATAACAAGAGAAATGGCCGCAAAGGCTGTTCAAGAAATCGTTGGCGGAACAATTTCCGGTCCAAAAAGAGATGCTTACTACACAAGAACCATAAAGGATTCACAACGAAGAACATGGAAAGTGATGCGAGATAGTTCAATTTCGCCAAAGACAAATGTCGGAACCGCAAATATAGATGAATACAGAGTCGAATTCGTTACACCGCCTCTTAAATATGAGGACATTGAGACTTTACAAAACATCATTCGAAAATTCAAAGAAATGGGCGGCGTTCCTCATAGCAGCTGCGGTATTCATATCCATATTGACGGTGCAAACCACACAGCCACATCACTTCGTAGAATGGTAAACTTCATGTTATCCAGACAAGAAATCATATATGAAGCATTGGGAGTTGGGGAAAGAAAAAATCGCTGGTGCAAACCAATCTGCAAGAGCCTTTACGATACAATGAAAAAGGAATCTAATCTCACAAAAGATAAAGCAGAGCAAATTTGGTATAGCGAGGCGAACGATCATTATTGGGGCGGCGTAAACCACAACCATTACAATGAAACAAGATATCATGCACTTAATCTTCACAGCTTTTTTTCAAAAGGGACTGTAGAATTTAGGCTTTTCAATAGCACATTGCATGCTGGTCGAATCAAAGCATACATCCAGTTTTGTCTCGCTTTGTCCGCATGGTCAATAGAGTCAACCGGCAAAGTTGTCTTCAGAAGCGTTTCTGGGTACTCTGCTGATAAGAAAGTAACTTTGATGTACCACATTTTAACAAACAGGCTTGGGTTGTACGGAGATGAATTTAAAACTTGCAGATTCCACATGATGAAGAATCTTAAAGAAAACACCGCAACCATAGCAGCGTAAGAGAGGAGGATTAATTATGAAATTATATGTAGCTTATGGGAGTAATCTGAACAAACAACAAATGAGGCACCGTTGTCCAAGTGCCAAACCGGTATATACCGGTTATCTGAATAACTGGGAGTTGATTTACAGGGGAAGTAAGACAGGATCATACGCAACAATACGTCGAAAAAAGGGGTATCGGGTTCCCGTTGTAGTATGGGGCATTCAGCACTCAGACGAAAGAAACCTTGATATATATGAGGGCTATCCTCGGTTTTATTCTAAGCAAAACGTCTACGTGACTATTTCGGACGATTCGCACATAAAGGCCATGGTTTATATTATGTTTAAAGGCGCGAAGCCAGGACAACCAAGCGAGAGATATATAGATACCATATATCAAGGATACAAGGACTTTGGACTTGATTATGACTTTCTGAGAACGTCCTTATTAACAAATATTCAAGAAACGAAAAAAGAGAGGGGTTAAGCCTCTCTCTTTTCATTTCTTGGTGATGCCGTTGCAGCGACACTTTCCCTGCGTTTTTTGATTTCCACGCCTTGTGTGAGTAATGTTAGATTCTCTGTTCGGAATACGTACAATCAATTCATCTAACTCGCAGTCCAATGCCTCACATATAAGATCCAGATGTTCCAGATTCACACGATCCGCGAGTTCGTGGTACAACTCATTGATTGTATTCGGACGTATGCCGGTAGCTCGTGCCAAATCCGCCTGTGTAAGCCGCAACTCGCCAAGCTTTTTCGACAGTAAAATCTTTATCATTCGCCATTGCTCCTTCCGCTATAAAATACCATAATATGGTAATTCATAGTGGATTTTGATAGATTATATCAAATTAGGTTATGGCGTTTTTTACTGTATAATTTATTATGCCCGTTTTGCATATTCAAGGGCAATCCAACCAGCACCGGATTTAAGTTTTCCCCATGTATGTCCACCGGAATTCTTTGTTTCCACAATAGTATATGTGCCTTTTGGGCAAAAGCCGTTTGTTCCATAATTAGTGCCAGGTCCTTTTCTGATATAAAGATCTGAAATATTTACCTGTACCATAAAGTTTCCTGTTCCAGATGAAGATCCTCCTCCAGAAGATGCACCTTTATAGGTGCAATATGCTTTATCGACATTGATCCATCCAGAGCCGGACTTTAATTTTCCCCAAGAATCATTTTTAATTTCTGTAATTGTGTAGACACCTTTGTCCTTGATTGATCCATTAATTCCATAATTTGTTCCTGGACCTTTCCGAATATTGAGTTCCTCCACATTAACCTTGTACGTTCCGGTCTTGTAAGAAGAGCCAGAAGAAGAACCGCCGCCAGAAGAACTTCCTCCACCTGATGAGGCGCCAACGTAAGAACAATATGCTGCGCTGACGTTAATCCAACCTGCCCCTGATTTAAGCTTTCCCCATGAGCCATTCTGGATTTCAGTAATTGTGTAAGTTCCTTTGTCGGTAATAACCCCATTAGTTCCGTAATTTGTTCCTGGTCCTTTTCTGATATTGAGGTCTCCGACATTGACTTTGTACATTCCTGTTTTATAGCTGCTGGATCCACTTCCTCCACCAGTTGATCCTCCACCACCGGTACTCCCACTCAGCTGAGCAGTTACCCTATTTGCCACATCTCCAAGTCTAGAATACAACCAGTCACCTGGGCAAGATTTATTTGCGAACCAACGATGTACAGTCAGAACCATCTCATTTGGCTTCGGATCGTAATTTAGAGACGTATTCTCATCTCCAAACCAGAGTAGCTTTGTCTTTCCATTTCTTCGGCAAATGTCAACGCAAAGGGCAATCAACTTCTCATACACTGCATTTGTCATAGCATATGGGTGTGACATATCGCTTGCGCACTCAATTGTTACCGCCCTCTGGTCGTTTGCATTGCTGGAAGAACACCAACTCCGATTAGCCTCATCTACCACCAAACATACACGACCATCGGATCCAATGCCATAGTTACAACTTGCCTCTCGGCCGTCCGGAAAACAAGATCCAATTCCTTCCGCCGATAATTGTCCAACCACACAATGCGGTGTAATGCGGTCAATCGAATGCGTCCTCGCTCCACTGTGATTAGGACTTTTTACTACACAATTTACTAAACTACTATTACTCATACCTTTATCCTCCTTGTCATACTGTGTAAGATTCCATCTTTCAATTAAACTGCAGAGTTTATCAACATAAGAAATGTCTGTTGCGTATCCTCCAGCTTTAATTAGTTCTGCAACTTTCCGATAGTTCTTTTCTCCAGAAAGCCCTTCATACCTTTTTTGATTCCCGTTCATGGCTCCGTTCAAATAGCACGAATGATCTTTGATGCTTGCAAGAATATCTGGATACTTCCGAAAATCTGCCATAATGGTATATATTGTTCCATCCAGTTTCTGCTCTTGTGTCTGTTTTGTATATTTACTCACACCATCCCACACAGAGTCCCATGTATTGCCAGATAGGGAACATTTCATTCCAAATAGGTTATTTGCATTAACCGCAAGTTCTGTGCTACCATATCCCGATTCCAGACATGCCTGCGCCACCGTAATGGATGCCAAAATACCGCTCTGTTTCATGTCTTGAGCCGCAAGTGAACCAATCTTGTCAATAAATTCTCTCTCTGTCATAGTTTCCTCCAAAAAGAGCAGTCGGATTTCTCCGACTGCTTCTTCATTATTTCTGTGAATTATTTACTTTCCCATCGTCCAGAAGATCTTTCACTCCCTCAAACCATTTCTGTATAAGTTTCTCCATGGCTTTTTCCGGTACAAGAACTTGTAGCCACTTCGGAAGCAGCCCTCTTGCCTGCTGAATTACCCATTGTAATTTTTGTTTTCCAGTTCCAGACTCATTATACATATGCTCAGCCTTTAAAATAAGCTGATATACATCTTCCCTGATTCCATCCAATCCCTTAGCCTTCATATACTGAACGGCAATCACAATCGTAACAATAAGCAAGATTGCGACAACCAAAATCAAAATAGGCAGTGGTATCTGTTTCAAAAATTCTAATAATTCCATAGTATTCTCCTCTCATATGTAGCTCTGTGAGCTTTAAAGATTTTTGTGTTCCTTTTTTTGCGTCATTGGTCACTTTCTGATCAAATATAATACGTAAGATACCCTATTCTATTTGCGACTCTGCATCAGTTCAGATAGTCTTTCCTCTTCATGCATAGGAATTTTATCCAACAATCTCATTGCAGGTTGTACTGTAGTATGCATATCACCATCTCCACCCGCTTCTTCATAGTCGCCAAACATTTTCCAAAAAGCATCTGATTCCATTTCTGACCACGCAAGCAGTGGATTCTTGTCTTTACTGGTATAATAGCGGTAACTCTGAAGTAACCTATCACGCAATTCATTTCTCTTCGTCTTTTTTCTTCTCTCCTCGATGTCTTTTAGCTCTTTAATTATCTCTTTCTGCGTATTTCTTAAATCGTTGATTTCAGACGAAAACTCTTTCTGACGTTCAATACTCTGTTCTCTCCACTTAGGATACTGTTGTACCTGCCCCAGAATATCTTTCATCTGCTTTTCTTTTTCGAATTCAATCACGTATTTATCCTTGAAATACATCTCGACCTTCTTGTATATCTTCCACATAAAGATCAAGGCAGCAATTAAGAGAACCGCTGTATCAAGCCTCATACCACCGAATACTTGTAGCAAATATTCCATAGTTACTCTCCCCTACAAATTATCGTCTATTTTTAGTCGATGAATAATAAACAGGTCTTGCCCTTATTAGATTCATATCCCCCCCTCCTTTCCGCAAAAGAAAAAGATCGGTTTCCCGATCTTTTCTCTAACATCTGATGAGTCTTTTTTCTCCTCATTCCATATTTAAAGTTTTCCATATTTTACTAAGACTTCTTGAACAAGTTTAGTTCCTTCCGTTTGTTCTAGTGCTTTTTCATCTGCAAATCCGCAAATATTTTTCATATGTGCGATTTCAAAAGCCTGTTTCTTTACCAATTCAGACAATTGATGTATGGCCTCGTCCTGCTTTTCGACCATATCAATATACATGTCCAGCAGCTCAAGTAAATTGCTATCGCCCATTTTTTGTTATTACCTCCTTCGGATTATGAGTAAGGACAAAATTATCAAAAATTTTCTTTTTAAGGGCTTCGCAATCACAATGTTTCATTAATGCGGCGTAACTCATCACTGTGTCATTCGCCTTTTCAAACGACAACCTGTAATCTCGATAATCATCCTGCACTCGTTTAAGACGACGTTTCATTCGCAGACTCGTTGATTTTCTAAGTCTCACTTTATGTGGCCAAATACGATATCCAACAAATTCCATTCCTTGATTAATTGGGCGTATCGCTGTTTTTCCATTAAGTCTTAAATGCAATACATCTCCAAAAAAATCGGAAAATTCTTTTTTATACTGATGTAATTTTTCTTTATCCCGATGCAAAATGACAGAGTCGTCCATCAGCCTGATATACTTCTGTATTCCAAGCTCTCTTTTTGCTAACTGATCTGCAGGATCCAGATACATATTCCCATACATATGCGACAATCCGCCTCCTATTGTGATGCCAACGTCCCATAGCATATCTTCTTCCGGGATATCCATAGGATTCGTGACTCCAAGCGGAAGTCCAAAAGGGCTTGATGCCTCGCAAATATAATGTTCCATCAACCTTAGTGCTTTTTTATCACTTATTTTCTTTCGTATGATCTTCATTAAGATTTCGTGGTCTATTCTGTAAAAAAATTTTTCGATATCCATCTTCAGATAATACCAAGTATCTCCACTTTCGTGAACATAGTCCACCCATGACGCAAGGCGCTTCATGGCATTTAACTGCCCTCTGCCTTTTATACACGCATATGTATCTGATATAAACCCCTTGCACACCAAAGGGTTTATGACATCGTAAGCTGCCCTTTGTATGATCTTGGTCGTGTAATCTGCTGACACAATCTTTCTCAATTTGGGTTCATATACATAAAAAGATGTGTAACAGTCCGGAGGAAAATCGAGGCTTTTGATTGATTCGGAAATGCGGTATATATTCTCTTCGAGATTCGCCCAGAAGCTTAGCTCTTTCCTACCATACCGTTTTCCATTCCTTACATTTCTTTCAGCCCGCAGCAATGTATCAAACGAACAGATTTCTGAATAAATATTTTTTATGGACACACTATCCCTCCATTATTTAAATTTTAGGCATTGCGAATTTCAGATTGTCTTACTCTCGGCATTCCGCATCCAACGGGGCCGGATCAGGTCCCTTCCTTTTTTGCTTATTCAGCATGGAAATAGAATCCTTTACCCTTCTGTTCTGGATGCAAACCCTTGAGTTTGCAACATCTGACCAACGAAGGTAGAGCGGAGCGGAAGCCAACGTTGGAGTTGGAGTTGGAACGGGGATTGTTCAGATTGACGTTGAAAACGCCGGCGTTGGCACCATTGTTCCACCTGCCCCCGCATAACGGCAGCCGCTGTATCCTATTCCCAAAACACACTAATCTTTTTTGGTACTTTTAATCCATCCGCCGACCATGCGTCCTAACTCAACAGACTTGCTGCTCCAGATTTCATACTTTTTAGAAGGAAGAAACTTTAAATTATACGATAATCGCAAATAAGCTTTTAATTTCATTATTTCCACATCTAACTCCTGGAGCGTAGTCTTTTTGTAATACTTCTTGTTAGCCTCAATTATTTTTTCCAATATTTTGTGCATACAGCGTTTTATATCTACTACAAGAGCAAATTTTTCTGATTTCGGGTACTGTGCAAGCGCTGTGTATCCATATTCCATCATTTCAAACGCCTTCTGCAAAATAATAAGATCTTCCACTTGGAAACCTCCGGTATGCCATTTTCTTATCGATATTATCATATTTCAGCCTTTTTAATCTGTATAAGTTATCTTATATCGTATTCTGTTATTACTTCAAATATCAAAATATCTCTCCCACTATCGTGGGAGAGGGCAGAACACAGTAAAGCAGATTACAGATCTACAAAAGCGGAGCGGAAGCCAACGTCGGAGTAGGAGCTGGAACGGGGATAGTACAGAGTGACGCCGAAAACGCCGGCGCTGGCACCATTGTACCACCTGCCCCCGCAGAACGGCAGCCGCTCGCCGACAGTATTTACCCAATGATAGTCGCTACCATAATCGCCGCCTGGCTCATCCGGATAGAGCAACAATGCCTTCGCAATTTCCGGTGCTGCCGATACAGAAGAGTTGAGAGTCATATCCTTATACTGACAACCATTGCCCTGATCCGTCTTGTAGGATACTGCACCGGAAGTAAGCTGAATCTTTCCTGATACCCAATCCCACTTCAATGTATCTGCTGTTCCAGGTTCTACAAGAGTTCCGTCCTTCTTGATAGCTTTCCACTCCGTTGACTTATCTCCCATGTTTGTCTCTGCCAGCATACTGTTCGCATACGGAATAATTTGGATTTCTCCATTCTTTACACGCATACCAGCACACCATTCCCACACATTTCCATTCAAATCAGCAATGCCATCTGGCATCCAGTTGTGATACCATGTGGCTGGTCCGGATCCGGTAAGGCAACGTACTGGTTCGCCTGGATGTGATTCCGCTTCCTTGCTTTCCCATGCACAGGGAACACCTTTTTCATGCTGGTATGTGTAATCTTTACCCCAGAAATTGTTTCCTCTTGGCATAGTTCCATTTTTTCTGCACCAGAGAGCAATCGCACTCCACAGCGAATACGGATTCAAACTCCAGCCTTTTCCTTTATTGCGACAAAACGATAATGCCTGATCGAACGTAACATAAACCTTCGGATCACGCATAGGAAGGGAGTAAGCTCTGTCATTCAGTACGATATTCTGGAATTTAGATATATACAGAACGTCCTTCTCTACGCCACCCACAGAAAAAGCCGGATGAATATTCTGACTGCCGCCGCTCATAATTTCTGCAATTTTCATTTTTGGAAACGGAACCATAACAGACGGCATTTCCATGTCATCAAAAAGGACGGTATTTTTACCGCCCGTCATCGCTTCAATCGCTAACTTAAAATCATCAAAATTTGGCATCTCTTATACCTCCATATCCCATAATCTCAGTTCGCATTTGTTAATATCAAAAGGAACCGGTTCTTTGTTTGTAATAGTCGGAGATTCCATGCTCTCCTCATTTTCCGGATCATAGTCCGGATTTACTGTGGTTGTCTCAATGTACTCTCTTGCCGGTACAATAAGTTGTGCCACATATCTTTCGCCGGAATCAGTACCCATAACTAATGCTCCTGTGTAATCCTGGCAAATATCAATCACAACTTCGTAGTCCCTTTCCTTCTTTGAAACATTGAACATCAAATCTCCATCATTGAAATCAATGTTCTTTCCCATTACTTCGTAGGGAATGAAATTTGTGCCGTCTTCCGGCAGATATACTACTTTCATCAGAAATACCTCCTTCTGTTCTGTGACATTCTAACTGCTTCATTTGTTCTTGCCGCTGCAATTTCAGCCGCCTCCCTCATAGCTGAATCTCTTCTGTCCACGCCATAGGCTTTCATGATGTGTTCTGCATCAGCTTTTCGGTTCTCATTTTTGATAATCACATTCGCCATACCTATACACCTCCTCTCACATAGCAATTCACAATAACTTTGGTTGCTGATCCGGTATATGCAATCTTGAATCCATTGAGCAGCTTATCGCTAAACTCAAATTCTCCAACTGCTCCACCTTCTACTTCCACAACTTCACAACTGACTGTATATTTCATATTATTTTTCGTCACCGGAAGCTGAACTGTCTTCTTTGAGTTATTATGCGGATATACCTGGGAATTTGTGAGCGTAACCTGAATTTTGTCACCAGACAGTCCTTCCATGATTCTTCCCATAAGAAGAATATTTCTACTGTTTTCCGATGCCATCAGCATAGCCTCCAACGCTGCCAGATCCATCGTGTTCAAATTCGTAGCATTCTGTGGAGTTCCCTGTTGTTCTACTTTTCCCGGAGATGGTGTATGTT